TCCAGTTATTTTTTCAATAGGCACTACAATGTCACCTGCGTTTAACTCGCTCGAATTATAAGCACCACTCTTCTGCGTGGCATCAAACAATACACCAAACGGACTGAAGAAGTTCGCCACATAATCCGTGATAAGCGGTCTCGTTCCTGTAGGAACCTTTTGCACTGTTGCGCCTGTACAGAAATAGAATTTGTCGTTGTTTGTTTCAAAGAATAACTTAATCATTTTAGGACTGTTAATTTTTCTTACAAGATTTCTATAGTTCGAGTTTTTTGTGCTTCCATCAAAATGTCCATTTAAAGCGATTGTGATGCTTGATTTTATTGGTGATGTGAATCCTAAGAATGTGAAATAATAAGGCAGGTTTCTTTGGTCCACAAACTTTGTCGTTCCAAACTCCACGCTGTTTGGATTATAAGGAAACACCATGGTTGCTGCAACTCTTCCGCCAGTATCTGCAGTCGTTCCTTCACTACTTCCAGTGTTTGAATAAGTGAAAGTTGTTGAATTCGTAACTGTGACAGAAACATCTGCAGCGTTGTATCCTGTGCCTCCAAGACCTGTAATGGTGACCGTGTCGCCAGTGATTAAACCATGTGCTTCGTTTACTATGATTGTAGCGACATTACTCCCGTTCCTGGCCCTTGAAACAGTCACGAGCCCTTCATAATATTCAAGTTTTAAATTACTCATCTCGGCACCCCAGTTGCAGTTGCAAGCGTAGTCTCTTTAGAATCCAATTTTTGACCTACCCATTGGAAGAAATCAATAATCGCATTTACTCCAACAGTGAGTCCATATCCTGCAGGTGATGTTTTAGGATCATTACCACCTATCTCAACTTTTCCTTCACTTGCTTTCATTGTTTCTGCAAAGACACCGTATTTCAATTTATCAGCATCCGATGTTTTAGGCACAAGTTTCTCAACAGCTTGTGAAGTCAAATCACCGGCAATGTATCCGAGTGCTGCACCAAGAAGCATACCTTGAAGTCCAAATGGTGCGCCAAGTTTAATACCGAGAGCTACGCCTGCCGTTTTTGGAATAATGTTTTTAATCTCATCCCATTGACCGCTTATTAAACTTCCAAGATCTGAAAGACTTTGACCGACACTTGTAGCAACATTTGAAACAGTAGAATCATTATCAAGAAGTGCTTTGTTAAAATCTTGTATAAGATTATTCACTCCTTCAAAAGCCGGCTTAAACTGTGTTCCTAAAGTATTGCTTAATTGAAGCGTACTGACTTGTATTCTTGCAAAAGTAGAAGCGAGCACGGGGCTTTTTGAAGCGAGAGCAATTAATCCGGCCAGACCTGCGCTTCCTATTAGCATTAAATGATTTGCGATAGCTTTAGTTGAGTCGCCGACTTTCTTTGAAGGTCCATCAATTTGATTAAACTGATTTTCAATGTTGCTTAAAGAATTCGCAATCCGATTTATACCGTCAAGTATTGGATCTTCATCAATGCTTCCTGTTATGTTAAGTTCGCCTACATCCATTTTTATTTCCTCTGAATCAAAGCCATTGCTTCTCTTATCTTCTGCTCGTGAGCCATATCATCTTGTCTCTGTTTCTGGATATCTTTAATCTTTCCCTCGAATTCTCTGCAAAAATCGAGGTCTTCACTTAAACACTTCCTGAACTCGTATGGGCTGCATATTCCTTTAATCCAGGCCTCGCCCATCTGAATATATATCATATCTGCGCTTGACAGATTTAATATATTATCATTTAGTGCTTGGATTATTCTTTTTTTTTTGAATTCTTTGAAGCGTCTATTTTCTTCATCAGTTCTTCATAAATTCTTGGTTGAAGTTTCCTGAATAAAGCGTCTTTGTCAGCGTTATTGTATTCGCTGTAAGATTTCTCAATTTTAGTGATCTCTTTCAGTTCCTCATTTGAAAAAGGCACTGATACGATGTTTCTTAATTTGCAAAGAGAAAGTTTTCCAAGATTCTGTTTCTTTGAAACAACTTTAACACCATCTCTTGTCTCTTCAACATCGTCATAATAATCATTAGCCCAATCAAGCTCGTCACCGCTTGTCGTCGGTTTGTATTTGAAAACTTGTCCTTGAACTTCTATCTCTTTCACTTCTTCATCTGTAAAAAAATTGTTTACCATTTTCTCCCCCTTCACCAATTCACTATTGCATCGATAGCCACCGGAACGACTCCTATTGCTGTGAACACGAAGTCACCCGTGTTTATTCCATCGATGTTTGTACCTGCCATAGGCACTGGCTCGACATACATTCCTGAAAGAGTCAGCGTCAACTTATTATTTGCAGTTTGTTGAAACACAATTGTGTTCGTTCCACTTAAAGCTGCAGCTGCTTCCCAAAGTGTTGTGTATGTAGTGCCTAAAAGATTCAGGTTTAATCTACCGGTGATTTTGAAAACTGTAGCGATAGGTGTTCCGATTGTTCTATCAAGACTTGTGTTTGCGTATCTTGAATCGTTGTTATTTATTCCTTCACTAAAAGTTATCTCCCCATTGTTGATTGTTACAACTGCTGCACTATTAAGAGTTATTAATGCGTGCCTGTACTGGAAAGGATCAGCTGTGTCTGTGAAAGTTCCTGCTTCAAGACTTGCAGGTGTCGTGTAGTTTTGACAAAGAATCTTTTCAGTGCATGTCATGAATCCGTCGCTTCCTTGACCGCTTGCTTTAGCCCATGATATCGTGAGTTCTTTTCCAACATTACCAGTTGTTAAGAAAATCATGTTATCTGAACTGTGTCTCATAGCCCACTCTGCAGCGAAGCTTTTAAGAGTGTTCCCGATTGAAAGAGTGTGCGTGTAAGGATTCCCTCCTGTCTCGGAATCAATGGTGAAATAATATTTTAGTCTGTGCCAGTTCGTTGGATTATATTTAAGCGTGTAATCCAAACTAAGCGGTCCGGCGACCATTTTGTCAAGAACTCTATTATCTGCACCTGAACTTTTTACCTCTTGAAATCCTTGAGTGAAGTTCGGAGTGACTTCAATATTTACTCCAGGACACCTTGCTGTTGCAAAACTCGGTGCTGTTCCATAAACTGATTCTTCGATTGAAATGAAGCGTTCTCTTATTCCTAATAATCCTTCTGTTGTTGCCATTTTTATACCTCGATTCTCCCCATTTGAAGGGTTTTAAAATTGACTTCCACTATTGTGTGAAATGCCTGAAACTCCTCGCTGAAAGGCGCAACTCTTGGGCCTGAGATTGGAGTGTAATTGTAAAGAACAGGAATCAAGTCGCTTTCATAGTCTTCAAATGATTTAATGATTTGATTCCCAAAATACCTTGTAAGGTAAGTATTCGCATATTTCCTGTTGCTTATTGTTGCGACATAGTTGTGTTTGCACCATATATCAATTTGAAGTACAGGACTGCTTTCTGTTTGTGCTGTGTATTGTCCCATTCTTTTTCCAGGAGCAGACACGCAAAAGATACTTATTCTTGGAAAACTTGTCGTTGACAATTCGCTGTCAGGTTTGTCTGAATAAATCCAGTTAGAAGTTCCTTGTTTATATGTGATTGCAACTGCGTCGCTTAAAGTCAGTGCTGTGTAGAAAATTATTGTTTGTGCTTGATAATCCCAGTAATAATCCTGCCATTTAGTCTTTGAAGTTCCGTTTACAGTTAATCCGGTAATCACTGCAGCAGTTCCAACAGTTGGTGTTAATGTGATAACAGTCTGCCCAGCAGTTGCGGTTATGTTCTCTGTTCTGGAAGCTTCTGCCCTTGCTCTTGGATCCGTGAGTCTTGCTCGTAAGAAATCAGTGATTATATCTTCAGGATCTAAATAATAAGTTGTCATAGCCTTTTTATCCTCTTGGATTATTAAACTTTATCCTTCCTCTTGGAAGCATCAAGTAATCTTGATAAAGTATTCCTTGATGTATAGTTTATTTAAACACAGCTATTTTTCAGAAAAAACCTGTTTTTTATAGATAGGATACCAATAATTCAATACCTCATGAAATGCTGGACGCATGAACGGGTGCGCCGTGATACCCTCCTTGGCTATCTTAGCCCGAATAGCCCAACCAATCGCAGGGTCCCCAAGCTTACGCCCTGCCCATTCTTGAAGCGGTTTAATAGGCGCATAAAACGGTCTGGTACCGTATTCAAGCGCAGCACTTTGAGGCGCATGACTTGTTATAATGTAATGGTTGGACAGGATTTCAGGATAAATAGTAATCTTCTGCCTCAAGTCACCTCTATCAAAAGGTGCGTTTCTTATAGCGAGCTCTTCCATCTTGAACATTGACATCATAAGAACTTTCCTGGCTCGCTTAATTGTTTCTTCACTTCCTTTATCGAAACCGGAAACTTTAACTCTGAATTTTAACATCAGACACCTCAAATAAGTTTTATAATGAATCCTCTATAAGTTAAAGCACCTTGTATCTGTTCGCCTTCAATAGTAGAAATCACGATGTAATCTTTAGAATCATAAGTGATAGTGTCGTGAATTCCGATGTCTGCAGAGTATTCAACGAACAACATGCCGTCTCCAACTTCGACATTTCCAAGATTATTATTCAATAAATCGTACTTTGTCACCCATTGGATGTCTGCAAGATAAGTCTCCGTCGCAGTTGACTCCGCAGTTATTCTTTCCATAGCATCCTTTGTTTCAGTCGTCCTCGTCCTGACAATAGAAGTAGCGAAGTCTTGCAAGTATTTCCTAAAATTATCCCTTATTTGCGCCGAGAAACTTCCAACCGTTCTTTGAGTAACCATAATAATACCTCTACGCACACGCGTATCTGCTTCCGAGATCTTCCGTTACTTTTTCGATTCTCGCATTAAGCTGATTGATGACTTCACGAACATTCACATAAACCTCTCCAATCGAAATGGTTTTTCTACCAATCGTGTAAGAAGTGACATCCTTGTATGATCCACCGCTTATGTTCACCATTGACATTAATCCACCGATTAAAGCCGCGAGTTCCTGCACATGGTCAGGCACCGTTGAGTATCCGTGAAGATAAGTAACTTTGACATTCATTTTTCCGTTTGGAATCGTTGTGTTGAATATTAACCTGGACTCGTTCTTCTCGTCGTCAATTACGAGTCGATAATCTGCAGAGTCAAGTGTTTTGTCTGTTGCACCTGTTCTGTCCAAGAAAAGAATTGAAGTAATAGAAATTATTCCCCTATATTTCAGTTGCACTTCTTGAAGTTGCTCAATCTGTGTTCCGAATGGCTCGTCTGTTTGAGGATATCCACTGTCGTAACCGTCAAAGTATTCAACAGCACTTGTTGATAGTCCCCAGTAATTATTTGTAGCTTTCTCTGTTTCCTTTGTTGCACCAGGAAGAAAACTGCTTAAAACAGAATCCGACATCTTCGGGCAATAAACATAATTCGCGTAAATAATTTTAGCGTTGGCTTTCATTACGCCTGCAGCGGTTAAAGTGATAAGCCCTTGGTCTTTTCTAATCGAGTAATCAATTGTTTCAATAAGAGTTGTTAAGACATTACTTCCACTTGTAGCGACTTGAATACTATAACTTCCTGTGATGACATTCCCGAAGTCCAAGTCATAACTCGTCGCGCTGCCGTTTCCAGTTCCCAAGTTCTCGCTGTAAACCTCAACACCGATACCTGAAGCTCTAATAATTTGAAGCGTAGTCGTATAATATTGACCGAGAACAGAAGAATTGTCGTTTGTAAAATAATCAAGAGCAATTGCCTGGCTGTCCCAAACCTCAGTTAAGAAAGTGACTGTATTCGTGTTAACATCAAAAGTGAAGTCTGTGCCGCTTTGAAGAATCGCACTTGCTCGAAGGATTTGCATCTGGGCCAAAATAGCGTCAGCGTTTACAAGAGTGTAAGTTCTGTTAGAAGTCCCATCAGTTCCTGTTAAAGACGCGCCGGTGATTAATTCGCTTCTTGGAGTGTATACCATTCTTTCCTTTTTTGTTTTGATATTTTTAAACACAACTAATTAAGACAAGCACTCAGATATCTTGCAACCAGTTGTTTTGTCACATATGCATTTAATAACTGGAGGTTTCTCTTTGTAAGTAATGTTATAAACAGTTCCTGCAATGCTTATCTGTTGAGATTTATCAACTTCAATTTTGTCGCCTGCAGCAATGATTTTAATATTATCTTCAGTATATTTTGATTCATCAACAGGGTTCACAACGACATCTGTCTCTGATAAATTATTTAACTTAAGCCATTCTCTTGTCGGAATCCATTTACCTTTAGTACACACACTTGACTTCTCTGTTCCATTAACAGTCCAGTAAGCAGTAACATTTGTCGAGCTTAGCTTCTCAAATATTCCTGTTACATTATTTGAAGTGCAAGTAACTGCTGCGTCAAGTTGTTCAGGTGATAAAAGAACATACCCGACAGAGCCACCTGTAATTGCAATGATGACTCCGATTATTCCATAAATTATTTTATTATCCATTTTTAGCTCAAGCTTGAAACCGAGTAGCACTGGTTTCCATTTGTTGAAATGTTTCTTATATAATATCCTGTAGTGTATTGAATACATTGGCATCCAAGATTATAAGTATTAGATGTTGATGTAGCTGTGGAATAAAAGTCAAGATTTTTAGTTATAGGTGTTGAATCATTCATATAAACATATCCTGAACTTGAAAATTTACTTGTGGTGTTATAATAACTTGCAACTGGAAGATAATAAGTTGCATTTGTTAAATCAGCGAAAATTGCACCGCCAGTTGCATTGCTGACTGCGGTTTTTAAAATACTCGCACCTTGACTTGATAAAAGTGTTATGTTAGCATTTGCAAATGCTGTGCCATTATAAGTGACATTAATTATTATGGTGTAATTTGTGGTAACTACTGGATTACCACAAGCCCATCCAACTGTAGCATAATCACATATTTCTACATTGTCTATTAAGTGAATATCATTTGTTGTTGATTGATAAATCATTTCTTGAATGTCAGTTCCTGCACACGCATTGGTTATGTTTTGTGGAAATTCAATATAAGAGCCATTAATATTATACCATCTTATTCCATATTTATGATTATCATTATCTATAAAAAATTTTAAATCCATCCAAGTTTTATTGACATTAGCTGTGCCTGAAATTGAAGAAACATTTGTGTTAAGCCAAGCATAATAACCATATTGTCCAGTTGTTGGATAACCGAAGTTTAAACCTCCACAATCACTCCCACCTTGTGTGATTAATGTTGGCTGAACTGCGTCATTCCAAGTTGGCGAATAAGCTACATAAAACCAAGTGCTTAAAACCCACTTGCCTGTTGATGGTATGGTATTATTCATTAATTTAGAGACAAAAGTTCCAGTTGATGGACACATTAATGAGTATGTTCCTGCATATACAATGCTTGTGTTTATTGAGCAGCCTGTATTCGTCCAGAGAGAAGAATTAATTGCACCACTTTCAAAGTTATCATACATGACATCAGTAGCCATAACTTGAATACTAAGTGCTATCATAAAAATAATGATTAATATTGGTTTATTTAAATTCATATCCTTTACACCCTACAAGTTTTACTTCTAAATTATTAAGAGGACTATTCTTGCAATCAATTGGTCGTGAGTCACTGAAGTATCTGTCGCATTTCTTGTTTTTATAATGAGGACACCTTTTTATTGGTTGAACATCCCAGCAACAATTCCCACAACTAACACAGTTGCCTATTCTTTTCTTTAATTGTCTTTTGATATAAAAATTATACAAATGTGTTCTATGTAACAAGCCTTTGAAAATATTTAAAGTCAATTCCAAGAAATGATACTTTACAGTTTTTAAGTGCAACATTTCTCAGCACCCCCAATAAGTTTTGTTTCCATTGACAAGTTCAAATCTTGAATAGTTCCCTGTAGTTGTATTGTATAAATTGCAGTAGCCTGTGTATAATCCACTTGATTGGAATATTCCTTGACCAGTATTATTTCCACTCCACCAATAAGTTTCTAAGCCAATTGTCATATTGCCTTGCACATAAATTGAGGTAGCATTGAAAGATGTATTATTTTTGATTGCAGAATTATTCACACTCACAATTGAAGAATTTAAAGAATCAATCCTTACAGAGTCATTGTACTTCGTGTTTATAGAAACACCATTTTCATAAAATATTGAAGCCACTGAAAAACCTGTTGAGTTTGTTGAGTTAATATTATTTATCCAAACAATTCCTGTAAAGTTAGCATTTGCAGCAACGAGAGTTCCAGTAAAAGTTGGATTAGCAGTATTTGCCTTTGTTGAATTAATCGAATCAATTCTGCCAGTTTGTGTGGTTATATTCGTTTGTATTCCACTTATCTGAGAAGTATGCGTTCCAACAGTTGTATTAACTGAAGTGATATTTGTTTGAATCCCTGAAATCTGTGACGCTTGAGTTACCTGCGTTGAATTTAAACTATCAATTCTCCCAGTTTGAGTTACAAGACTTGCATTAACCGCTGTTGCGTTTCCAATAGCATTCATAATGGCAGTTATGTTCACATCAATAGTTCCTGCACCAGTTATTGGTCCACCTTGAGTATAATTTCCTGAATTCACTTGAGTAACAGTTCCTGCACCTGCAGTAGCAATACATTGAACACCGCTTGTTGTCGTGTTCTGCACAACTTGACCGCTCGGACAATTACCTGGAGAAACTTTCGCAACAGCTGTTGAATTAACAGAAGATATCTGCGATGTATGAAGAGCAACAGTTGTGTTCACGGAATTTAAACTATCATTCAATGCCCAAGGAACATTCAATATTGAAGAGTATAATATTCCAACATTCGTAATATTGTATCCACCGGCATCCCAATTATTTGATAATGGAATCATTCCATCCCTATGGATGCTTAAAGGATCTAATTCTATACCAACCTGAGAAGCAACTCCTTTACTTAAAGTCACCCAATCAAATTGCCATTTATCAGATGATACACCTATATTTGTAGTATTAAACTTTATCTGCACATTTCCATTACAAATATGGTCACTTGGATCAGCAACACTAAATGGAAGATAATCATAAACACCGTCTGTATCTGTTAAGGTTTTATAACTTTCCCAAGATGAAGAATTACAAACCCATAAATAAAGTTTTAAACTATGTGGCTCACCAGATATGGTTTGATATCTGATTATTATTTGATTAAAACTTGTTATTCCAGTAAAGTTTAATTGAAAATTAATATCTGCATTAACTTCACTGATATTATAAGGAATATTATCATAAATATTTATTGTTGATAAATTTCCTGATCCTGTTCCAGTAATTACAGTTATATTTGTAACATTAAAATAAGATGTTGCGAGCGCATTATTTATTGTTGTATTAAGAACTGTCTCGCTGAATGTCAAAGTTTTATTTATCGTCCCTGAAACTCCGATGTAAGAGTTTGCACTCGTGACATCCGTTAATTTTGTAGTATTCAAACTATCAATGCGTCCATTTGCAGAAACATTTGCATTCATTAAAGCAGAAATGTTAGTTTGAAGATTAGAGTCTGCTGTTTGCCTATTAGATATTTCTGTGTTTAAACTTGAGTTAACTGAAGATATGTTACTTTGAATTCCTGAAATTTGACTCGTGTGAGTTTGAATAGTAGAATTTAATGAATTGTCAGAATTATTTCTATTGGTGATTTCAGTATTCAAACTTGAATTAACACTGCTTATATTATTTGCAAGAGCAGTATCCTGACTTCCTCTCGTACTTATTTCAGAATTCAAAGAAGCGTTAACACTTGAAATATTATTTGATAAATTAGTATCTGCAGAAATCCTTGTTGAAATCTCACTTTGAAGACTCGCATTAATTGTGTCAACTTCTGTTTTTGTATAGAATAATCCTGTGAAGAAAGAATAAACTATGTCAAGAACTCCGCCAGTTGTTTTCAGAGTTGTCGTGTTAACTTGAATATTTGAAATGTTTGTGTACTTTGAATAGTTCACGCTTGAATTTGACAAGTCAAGACCGGACGCATTCAAGTTCGTTATTCCCTGTCCGTCACCAATAAAATATTTAAAAGTTGCAGTACCATTCACGCTTGTGATGTTTGTGACATTATATATAGCATACCTGTTCAGCATGTCCATACTGCTCGGAGGAGTATAATATGCTGATACAAGTGAAACTACAAGAAAGAGAGCCAATAATCCTGCGAATACAGTTTTTTTCATTAAATCCTCTAAATGATGTGCGTCCATTTAAACACAACTATTCCAGCAATAATCGTGCTAATAATACCAATTAAGACACCGAGAGCAGTTCCCTTCCAACCGGATTCTTTTTTCTCCTGGTTAAGTTCTCCGCCAATATGATACTCTTTGCATTGCGAAAGAGTCACATACCCTTTCAAATTATCTTTAAATGACTTGGTAAGCTTATCTTCCAAGTTCACCATGATCTGTTTAAGTTCAGCGTGTCTTAAATTACTCTCGTTCTGTTGTTGTTTTTGTCCTTCTTTCAAATATTCAATGTCTTTTCTGAACTCCATCAATTGCACCTCAAAGTCGTCGGTTAATCTTTTCTTTGTCATCTTATGCGGCGACTACATTTCCGTCGCTTGAAATTGGAGCCCATCTAACAACGAAGGTGATTGCACCACTTGTTATGTTTGCTGTTGCAACTGTGATAATTACATCTTCTGAAACAATCTTTCGAGTGACAACACTTGTTAATTCAATACTTGAATCAGGTGTTGCATCATGCCATATGTCATCAACATCGATGTCAGTAGCTGTTGCCTGTGCAATTAATCCGGCGGTGCTTTTAGCAGTCCCAACTTTAATGGTTGCGTTCGCACCTGCCAAGTCTACTGTGCAAAGAGCGATTATTGAAAGTTCAACAACGCCTGTGACTGTGAGAAGTGCTGACGGGTTTCCTGTACCATCATAATCTCCATTGCCATTTGTAGTCGCAACGAAGGTCACGCTTTTTTGAAATGTTTCATATTGCGGCCAGTCCTTATTAAGAAGTGCCATTGCTGTTTGTGCATTTACACCATACTGAATTGGAAAATCTAAATCTCTACCCATTTTTGTTTCCTCCCTTGCTTTTTTATAGTCTGTTCCGTCAAGGATTTCAGACTCGAAAAATTAAAAAAAATAAAAATAAAGTTTGTTTATTCAAACAGTATTCTGCTCATCTTCACATAATTCACGATGCCGGTTACTGCTGTGGTGTCAAGAGCTTGTATTCCTACATAAGGAATAAGGTCGACATCGTTTGTTAATGCAGCAGTTGTGTAAACCAGTACATCGTTTATGTAGCAGTGCGCTTTTCTACTTGAATCAATTTCTATTCTGAAATTGTACTGTGTTGCTGCAGCGACTGTGACTCCGCTGTTTGTTGCAGTGTCCGAGTTCGCAATTGAGCTTTCAACCATCCAGTTTGTGTCTGAATCGTCTGTGCTGTATCTGAAGAACACTTGGTTTGCGTCTGTTGTGATTGTTGAAGTGTTTGTAAGCTTCAATCCAAGCCAGATAAGTTCAGTTGCTATTGATGCGCCTGTTTTAAACGAGCATTCAAAGACTGTCTGGTTTTCTGTTCCCCACTTTATTGCAGCCCAAGCAGACTGGTTTGTGTCAAGATGAGGTGTTAATATTACCTGGTCGTTATCTGCGCCTGCTGATGTAAGAAGCAATCCTGCGTTTGTTGTGTCGAATGTGACTGATGTTGTTACTGCATTTGTACCGAGAACTTCCCAGTCCTTATTTGCGATTGTATAAGCTGCGAATGCTGCTGCGGTTGGGCTTGTTGAATCGCTTCCTGGAAGACCGATTACAGCATTTAAAGCTGGCTTCTGTTTGAAATATTCTTCAAGGCAGAATAGTCCTGGTGACTTTCTAAGTTTTCCTGCAAATGTGATGTCACTTCCGAAGTTGTATCTTGGAAATGTGAAAGGTGGAGCTGCAATGCCTCCTACTGGATCCGTTCTGAATCCTGTTGTTATATCATCGTATGCCATTTTTGTTTCCGTCCCTGGGAGTAGTTTCGCCCTTGATAAGTTTTATCAAGTCGTTTTCACCATGCAGTCCCAGGCCACATGATACAGTCGTCGCTATGAAATTAAGTCGTTTATATAAATATAAAAAAGATAAAAAAATAATCAGAGTTAGTATCCGATTATTGTTAGGTTGTGTATACCGGTTGTTATGCTTCCCATGGTGATTATTCCTGTTGAAGGAACCCATGTTGTAGTCTTATCAGCGCCAGCATCATCTTGTAAAAGTGTGTTCAAGATTTGAGTCATTGCTGTACCTTTACCATCTGTTGCGTCACTGTTTAAGTCTATTGTGTGGCTTGTAGCACAATCAGCATTCGTTTGAATAGTGATTATTTTCAAATCACCAACAACCGATACTTTTCTAAATGTCTCTACAACCGATACCATTTTAGTACCCTATCACAGTCAAGTTGTGTATGCCTGTGCTTACAGTTCCAACCGTGTAGATTCCTGTTGCTGGATCAAAAGTTCCTGCAACATCAGCGCCAGCGTCGTCTTGAAGAAGTGTGTTTAATACTTGCGTAAAAACACAACCTTTTCCGTCAGCGACATCGGTGTTGAAATCTACGGTGTGACCTGAAGCGCATGCAGCTGATGTCTGTATGGTGACTATTTTAAGGTCTCCGATTACAGCAACTTTCCTGAATGTTTCAACTACAGCTGTCATTTTTCATGCACCTCTTATGCTATTCCATACATTTGCGAGCTTGCTGCTTCAAATGTGTTCACGATGGTCAAGTACTCTTTTAGCATGTATACGAATCCATCCTGGTCTGTGTACTTCTCTTCATATGTTAGGTCTTGTAAGACTCCAAAGAAGATGTATCTCATGTCAAGGAATAATATTCTTTTACTTGATGCTGCTGTCGGCATGAAGATGTCTTTGATAAAAGTCAACTGGTCAAATTTGAACTGGTCTTCAATTCCGAATTCAAGTAGCATTGAATTTTTATCAACATTGTTTCTTTGTATGTCAAGCAGTAATCCTTTAACATAGTTGTGAGTTGTTGCGTCTGTAACGGCAAGTGTTGGGTATCCTTTTGCGTTAAAGGTTGTTGCTATCTCAGCTCTTATTAAAGGAAGAGTTGGATTTCCACCGCTTCTGTTTGTGGTGTTTGTTGTTATCAGCTTTATCATTCCACTTGGCTCAAGAGGATTTGTTGTTGCGTCCCCATTGATTAAAGCGTCTTCTTCAGCTTCAAAGATTGAGTCTGTCTTAACTCCAAGGTCAAGCTGTGAAGGATCTATGAATCCTCTCATACCTGCAATTGCTGGGCCTGAGATTAATCCTTTTGCGTAAAGGAACTTCACTGCTATGCTGACTCTGTCGTAAGTATCTTCAACAGCTTCTATTGATCCGCCTTCTGCTGCCCAGAATGCTCCGCCTTTAGCTGTAAGAGGTATGTAATCATATGTTAGTCCTCTTATTGCTCTTCGTGGAGTCATTGCTCTTAGTGGTGTCTGTTTGATTGTTCTATTTACAACATTCGGATCTGGGTAAACTGGTACAAGTGCTGTGCCTGCTGTTCCTGCTCCGCCTGTTTGTGAATTTATAGAACTTTCTGCTTTGTGTAAATCGTAAGTTTTCATTGCGATTTCTTTTCTTTTATCGATGTGCATTAATGGATTGTAATACTCTTTTGAAAATCCACCGAATGAATCTTTATCGATACTTCCTATATCGAATCGTGACTTGCATTTTTCAACGCTGAAGCCGTCTTCGAAACCTTTAAACATTGCGTTTCTCATTTTTTATGACCTCATTATAGGCAATTTGCCTTCTTTCATAGCTTTCTCTGAATTTTCAGATGAGCCGTTTTCTGTTGCTTGAGCGTCTGCGAACTTTTGTTTTTCGAGAGCTTCATCTTTTATTTTCTGCATTGATGCTTCCATCTCTGCGGTTTTCTTTGCTGCATCAACTGACTTTGTTTTCTCAACTTCAACTTCTTCTTTTGCTTTCGCAAGTTCAGAAACTGATTTGTCAAGGTCAACTTTCATCTTTTCGATTTCAGCAACTTTTGATTCCAGCTGCTTTGAGAATTCTGTTTTCATTTCTTCAGCTTTCTTTGTGACAGCAGAATCAATATCTTTCTGTGTAAAGTTTTCCACTTTGTTTCCCTCCATGTTTTTATCTTTATTAAATGATTTTGCGACAGCCATTGCTCTTCCGTGTCTATTGCTTGGAACACTTACAAAGCTTGCTTCGACAATTTCGAGTTCTGTAAAAACTCTCATGCCGTTAAGTTCGTCATAATTCTTAACGATTGCGCCGATTGAAACTCCGAGGATTGCGCCTTCATCAAGCATTCCTTGAATAATCATGGCGTTAGGATTTGATTTATAGAATTTTGGCTCAGAAACAAGTGCTGTATATCCATCTACAATTTGAACACCTCTATTGGTCCACTCAGCTACTTGCATGAACACATCGTTCTTGTGATTGCAAAGCGCTGCGAGGTATCCGCCATCTCTTCCAAGTTTCTCAATACATTCTTTAGAACACATCTCATCGTCTCTGTCGACTGAGTTGTCAGAAAGAACGGCCATATACTTCCCGTTTTTTCCTTTCATAACTGGTGCAAATAATTCTGTTTTAAATGGTTCATGTGTAGATTTATTTATATCCATAATTATTTGTCTTTAATTAAATAAGTATTTAAACACAACTATTAAGCCGGTTTGAATGCAATCGTGCTTCTGCAGTTCGGATGCGCAGGTGGGCTATGATATGCTTTCATGCTTTTAGAATCTATGAAGTCCTCGTCAAGACCTCTTTCCTGGTCGTTTAAACTCCTGCATATCTCGGAAGTTCTGTTATCAATAGCTGCAAGCCAGACTTTTTTCCCTTTCAATCCACTTTCTTTGTAGCCGACAATTTTTCCTTCATTTATAACTCTGTTTGTTTCAGTCCTGGCAATCATTTCACTTCTCCAATCACTGAATTTTGAGAATGTTTGTTTTATATCTTCTTTAATTTCACTGATAGACTTATTCTTTCTGATTCCATCCTGAACAGTTGCAATTATGTCAGCTTGAATTTCTTTAGTAACACCTTTTATTCCAGGCCAATGCTTGCCATTAATAGTGTAACCTGAAACTTGTTGCGCTTGTAATTTATTAAGTTTGCCTTCGTATGCGTCTGTGAATCCGATGTCCATCTTCAGCTCTGCCTCTGCAGATTCCATTCCGGTAATAAGATCTTGTTTCAAAAATCTTTTAACTGCTCTTGCAAAATTAACAGTATTGACTGAGTTAAACATGTTTTTTAAGAATTCTCCGAATGTCTTCTCAACATCGTATCCTTTTTCGACATTGATTTTATCAGCTGCAGCAACGCATTTGCTTTCGAACTTGTCAAATGTTTTCAAAAGAAATTCAGAATAATCAGCGGCCTCTTCAATGATGTCGTTGCCTGCATCAATAATATCGGAAGTCTTTTCTATATCAGAATTTGAAGTTTTTTTTTGATTTGCAGACTCATCAGACTTTGGAGGTTTCGGATTTCCGTTGTTATCTTTTGGATTATCTCCACCGAAGTTGCTGAAACTATTCGGGTCTCCAGGATTGAAAGGTCTTTGAAGTGGCTCATCACCATACTCGGTTGGTTCTCTTCCTTTCTTTCTTCTAAACTCATTTATTGTCATAGTTCCATGGTCGAGTTCGTTCATGTCCTGTTCGAATTCAATCTTTTCTGCAGTGTGATTCATGGGTTGATAATCAAATATTAAACCGTGGTCTTCACGCTGCAATATTTCTGTGATTATCCGATTTGTTAAAGGATCTTCAAACTTGACAAGATATGGTTCCAGTGCGTTTCTTACAGTTACTCTTTCCTGGCCTTCATCATTACTCTTGTTTGAATTCTCAAAGAAACCGCACTCTGTTGGACTGACACCATAGATTCCGAAAACTATTTTAAAATACCATTGTTGTCCATTCAACCATTCAAGGTCCCTATTATTATCTGAGAGTTTATGAAACTGGTCAATAGGCCAATTAATGAAACCAATCTGATGAGGTTTCCCTTTATACTGATTATTCCAACCTCGCTTTAAAGCTTCGAGTTGATCCTTTGGAAGTTTTGGAAGACTTGCAATTATGTCAGGTATTGCGTTATTTGTGAAAAGGTCTTTATTGTATCTCGTTCCTTGAATTAATAACTCCAAGATTTGTTGAATACTTTGAACTGGTGAGAATCCGTAAACGCTGTATGATTTATCGTTCATCATGAAATAAACGATTTCCTCCGGTTCGAATCTTGTAGGATTCTGTCTTGGATGCTTGAAACTATACTGCCAATAAGCTAAGATATTCTTATGAATATCAACTTGTTTAAGAATAGTTCCACCATCAATTGCTTTTATTCCAACAAGTTTTCTTTGACCTAAAGGTTTAAGTTTCAATCCAATTTCAGTCTTGACAATTTTTCCCCAGGCATCATAAACTGGAATTTCACCGATTATATATGAATCATTTGAATAAATTAAGTTCCAGCATCCGGCATCAATCTCTGCGATGTCCGTGACTGTTTCAGAAACAACATCTGTTATGCATTGCTTGTTTTTATTTACTTTCTTCAAAAAAGTTTTAACTTTCTCAATATCTTTTTCGTGATCTTCTTCGTCTTCTTCATCTTCAGGAATAATGTCATAAGGAATGGTAGAAATCTGTTTTTTGAAAGTGTTCGTTACCATTTGAATCCAGGCGCTTTGAGAAAATTCTCGAAGTTTTTGAATATCAACTCCTCTTGGTTGTCCGAGTGTGCTTGAGAAAAACCATTGTGCATATATAGCTTCACGGTCTTCAGGACTTTGCATTCCAGCCATGTTCAGTTGGCTTAATCCTATTTCTTGACTGTTGGGCATTATAGAAGTTTTTCCTTTTAACAATTGACCTGCGTTCTCAATGAATCTTTTAAAAATAGCCATGGTTAGTTTCTCCTTTAATGATTTACTTATTTAAACACAACTAAAAAATATAAAAAAAATAAAATAATCCTTATTTGAAAGGATTCTCGTATATAGGTGTCTCATACAAATATGCGTGTATTATCTGTCTTGAGATGTTCTCCGCAACTTTTGAATTAGTAGCCAAGAGTTTCTGATATTCCACATAATGCAAGTTCTTTTTTTGGTCTTCAGTATACGCACTTAGATCCTTGCTTATTATTGCAGCACTGTTTTTCTTTGCAGTTTCAATTGATTCAGCGCTTAACTGATTTATGTAAAACTTCAATTTCTCTTTTTGAAGTTCAACACACTTGTCTTCGAAAGTTTTCAAATCTTTTTCAAATGCGATAGCAGAAGCCAAGTTCCCTTCCATAATTGTCATTTGTTGTTGCATCTGAATTTTTTGACCTTCCATCTGAGAAATACTGTTCCTGACATTAGCCAAACTATTAAGTATATCTTTTGGACTGTGTTTCTTTTCTTCTTCAACTTTCTTTTCCTTGATTTTTTCTCCGTCCCATTCAAATTCTCTTTTCATTGTTTATTCCCCCTTTGGTATATCGAGATAAACTACTTCTCTCTCGATAGGTTTTCCGTTTCTTATTCGCTCAGTAACTTCATAAGCGATTCTGTAGTCTGCACTTGCTGTTCGCATTATTTTCTCGCCGCTTGGTAAGTCAACTTCTGCTTTGTGTTCATAAAGCACTTTATTTCCTTTAGCATCAACTTCAAAGACACCGAAGGTTATGATCATCTCATCATTATTTATTTTTCTTCCTTGCAAATTTGAAATATGAATCTGCGGTGGCATCGTCTTCCATTGTCCTCGAACTTTAATATGTGAAGCGCTACTCATTTCTTTTATTGATTGCATTCGCATCTTCAACCTGGTGTGAGTATCAAGTAAGACTTCCATTGTTGCAAGGTCTTTTAATTGAGCCAGCTTCTCCGCAATCAAGTCTTTCATGTTTCGAACAACAGTTGTTATTTTGTTGTTTCCTTTATTCAACACTTCAGCGTCGAATTCTTTAACTTGCTGACCTTTAACTTCGTCAGCGTCTTCATCTGTGTTTTTTTGGTTTTTTGCCATTTTCTTTTTTCTCCTCCGTTATATCATTCAATTTTTTTAGTCTATAAAGTTTCTCGAAGATTCTTGTGAACTTCTTTCCATAGACCATCTTGAATTCGATTTCTTCTCTTTTGGTTAATGAACATAAACATCTCAAAGTAGACCGGTAGCTCATACCAGTTAAAGTTGCAATCCGTTTATACTTCATCCACTTAGGATAATTTTTCTCCAGTATCTTCGCTATTTCTTCCTGGCCCATCTTTTTCAATAACCTCTGCATTTTTAAATCTTATTCCGCCTGTTTTCTTATTTCGCTTATATTCAGTTACCATGCGATACCAACTTCATAATCATCTTTTGGTTTGCTTAAATCGAAAACGAAACGCATCATAAGACTGTCTGCAAAGTCTGGGCTGCGACCAATGATTTCTTTAATGTCATCCTTGCTGATGACTTGGAATTTTTTCTCATTATCTTGAACATCTTTCTTTTTGATAGCTTCAAGTTCCTGAATAATCCAGTCCCTCACTTGTGGATCTATTTCTTTATAACAACTGACCTTTCCTTGATTAATTGCGTCAGCGAGTTTGTCATAGCATTGGCTTCTCAAGTTTTTATAAGAATACCTCTCGGTTTCTTGTTGCCTGAATTCTTTACTGTCATCAAATGCTTCAATAGGTCTGCCTGCGTTCGTAAAAGCCCACACGCCAGGCAAGTGGTCAACAACTCCGCCGCCTACCCCGTCTTGGTCGACTACGACATTAATTATTGGAATATGATACTGTTCGCATTTGCTTTTAATCTTGTCTTCCAAGAAAGATGTGCTGCTCTTGTCATAAAACCAAACTCGCCTTATATGATAACCCTGCCATAATATCATAACGGCTTTGTCTCTTCCGAAACGAGCGACATCAACGCTTAAATAGAAATCGCCTCCTGGCTCGAAAGTATTCGTGAACATGTTCGTTATTTTCTCATAAGTCATAAGTGCAGAGTCGTCGTCTTCGTATTCCCAGTTACCATCCCGGAGCCTTGACCGGAGTACATTGTCTTTGATTTTTGAAAGAATCGCACCGTACTCATCTTCAGTGTAAGGATTATCCTTATACAAGCTTTGAATAAAACAACAGTCACTGTCAAGTCTGTTTTCCTTCCAAGGCTTATAGAAATCGTGATAAAGCCAGTTCTTCTTCGGGTTGCAAGTTAAAAACATTTTCGGAAACAAGTTGTACTCATCGTTCATGTGTCTGCCTATTCTGGATTTCAATACATCGAACGCTTTGCCCTTTATTTCCCCTGCTTCCTCAAGCCATCCGCTTGTATATTCAACAGAACCGAATCGTTCATACAAGGGGTCTGTTGGCTTATAGGCGAGGTCCACGAGGTCTATTCTGCTGCCGTTCCAAAACTCGATGTAGTTGTATTTTTCTTTAAGCGTCCAAGCTGATTCTGGAATGCTGTGTTCTTTGCACACCTTTCTGAATGTTAAGAAAGTAGAATTCATAATCCTTTTTAATTCGTTCCTGCCAATAAACCACTTGGTGCCAGGATAAGCAATGCAATTAATTAAGAGCCATTCGCATCCAACCCAGCTCTTACCACCTCCACCGCCTCCACCGAATAATAAGAATCTCGTCTCTTTATCCCTGAGTTTCTTCCAGGCCTGCGCTTGCTTGAAAGTTGGTTTTATTTCTATGTGAAACTCTTCATCTTTAATGATTGCTTCTTGATTCATATATATTTACTCCTAAACTCTGCACCGTGAGAACAATCTGTAAAGTATCTTGGACATATTCCACTTGAGATTTGATAATCATTAAATTCTTTTGGAATACTCTTCTTTCCTGTGAGTTTGAATAAGTCAATGGCTTTAATGGTTTTGTCAGCATCTAAATAAATGACACCGTTTGCAATGCAGTGGTGGTACATTTTATCTTTTTCAAGAATGGATTCAACAATCTTCATATCAATACTCATAATCCTCGCCTCACTTTTTTTTACACTGTCCAAATCGATTTTAAGGTATTATATCTGCCGTCTGATTCGGCAAACCATTTAACTCTCGAGCCTTCCATATCCGGAGTGCTTTCCATTTGCCAGTCATAAAAGATTTGTTTATCAATCGTGACCTGATGATACTTCTTCTCTTGCCTGGTTAGTTTCTCAATGACTTCAACGCAGAGTCCTTCACCTTCAATTATTGTGACTTCGTTCATTTTTTCTTTGCGTCTTTCAAGACTTTAATTCTTTTCTTGCAATCAATCTTCGCCTTTTCCAATCGCTCGATTCGTCTCTTGTTTTGTTTATCAGATGGCAAGCTCTCTTCTGCTTTAAGCATCTGCGTCATACCTTTATTTTTCATTTTATACCCATGGATGTTCATTTCTGCGCCTCTTTATTCACTTTATCAGTGTTTTGTTCATCCGGAGTTTCAGGATCCAAAAACTTAACAGTGATACCTGAACTTCCAAAGATAAGATGCTTCTCCGCAACCTTTTCCTTATGCCCGTACTTCTCAAGCATATCTGTATAAGTTTGAGCCAATGAACATAAATTACTCATAAACCTGGATTTATCCGCAAGAGTCGGCGCAGTTCTTACATGCATTTGACACTGCCTAATCGCAGCTTCCGTTGCAGCAATAACTTGATTACCCCCTTTCTTAATATCAATCGGAGGCATTTCACTTAAGATTTTATCCTTCCAACTATAAACCGTCTGATTCGGGATTCCCATCTCAGTAGCGAACTGATTAAAATTAATATTCCACACGCCCAAATCATCAACCATTCGTTTAAGCTTTTCAAACTTGTCAGCGTTTTTCCCATCAACTTTGAAAGGTTTTTTAGGTTGAACTTGTTTAGTTTTCTTTTTCATTTTTTTAGTATTTTTTTAATTAAGATATGAAGTTCTAATGGAAAAATATTTTCTTTTAATTGTGGTGGACCATATATCTGTGATATTTCTATTTTTCCATTATGAATTAATATTATTGCTGAAGTTAAATTATCTTTTTTATTTTTTTCAATTAAGTTTTTTATTGTTTCTAATTTATTCATTGTAATATCATCCTTTTTTGGTTTGTTAGTTTTTCCCATCTTAAGCTTATGACCTCTTTGCGTTTAGATTTATATTACTCATTTTAGTTCATTATCAAGATTCATCTCTCTATTTATGCATACTATCTTTGCAGATGGATTTAACTTATGAAACCTCCTAATACTTACAGAAACATATCGTTCATCAATCTCCATTGTGTAACATTTCCTGTTAAGTTGCTCACAAGCAATCAAAACACTTGCAGAGCCACCATATAAATCTAAAATATTATTTTGCTCTTCAGAATAATCTTTAAGTATGTCTGATAACATTTGAACTGGTTTTTGGGTTGGATGAACTCTTTCTTTTAATTCAATATCTCTTTTACCTGCTCTTAATAATCCACTCCAAAGACATCTATAAATTCTTACACTTTTTTGTTTAAAACTTGTCCATGCAAGTTCACAATCGGAAAAGTTATTATGGTCTGCTCCTTTTTCTGCTTTTTTATCCCATACAAGCCAATGACTATTATCTGGAAGTTTGCTTGAGAAATTATTTGCTCCAAATATTATCTGATTTTTTCCATAAGCTAAAAGAAATTTTGGATTAAATTCTTGATTATCTCCTTCAATTTTTCTATAATTTTTAGCTTTAACTAATCCTTTTGTTCCTACAAATCCAGTATTGGCAGAAATGTCGGCATTTCTGCCATGAACAATATTGATTCCATATGGTGGGTCTGTTAATAGTAAGTCTGCTTTTTCTCCATTCATTAAAGCTTCAACATCTTCTTTATTTGTAGAATCTCCGCACATAATCCTATTTTTTCCAAGAATGAATATGTCTCCTCGCTTAATATCCGTTTCAACTTCATCAGGATTCTCTGCCTCAACCTCTTTGACCTCATCCAATCCCTTCACATAAGAGTTCACTTCTGTAAGGTCAAAACCTGTTAAGCTTAAATCGTAATTCAAACTTTGTAAATCAATCATTTCTTCTTTCAACAAGTCCTGAATCCAATCCGACTCCGAAGATTTATTATCCATAATTCTATAAGATTTTTTCCTTGCTTCATCAAAATCTTTTTTTAATATAATTGGAACTTTTGTCATTTCAAGTTTTCTGGCAGCTAATAAACGACCATGACCTGCAAGAATAACATTATTTTCATCAATCACTATAGGAGTATTAAAGCCGTATTCCTCAATGCTTCTCATAATCTTTGTTATCTGTTTCTCATCATGCTTTTTAGTGTTTTTATGATAAGCTTTCAATTCAGATATATCCATCATTTTTATCTCACTTTCAATTGATACCATTGATTTCTGCCTCCAATTCTTTAAGTACATAAAATGTTTGTATTTGTCTATCTCTTAAAATTCCCCCAAGGATAAAAGAAACATCTTCAAATTTACTTTTTGTTTTTACAATATCCCAAGTCAATACTTCAATTATTCTGTGATGTTTTCTACATAAAGGAATAAGATTACTCTTTGAATTATCTTTTGTACATCTGTATGGAATAATATGGTGAATGTGAATCGATTTGAATGTTCCACATATTGCACAGAATTGTTTCTTTTTGAAAAATAAGGATTTTATTGTATTAAAATTACCTCTACTTTTTATGTGTCCCCCTTTCCAGAAAGGATTCTTTTCCTGTGCATATCTTCCAATATGAAAATTATATCTACATTCATTACTGCAGAAATGTTTTTTATATGCTTTAAACTTTGCAGGAATTATTTTTATTTCTTTTTTACAAAAATCACATTTTGAATCTATCCTATTATATAATTTGTTTTTCTCTCCTTTTAATGTTGTTAAATGAATATTATAGCATTTTCTTGAGCAAAAGTTTCCAGAAGCATTTGATTTTTCTAAAGATGATTTATATACTTTAAAAGTTTTTTGACAAGTCTTGCAAATCCTATTAACTTTGAATTCCATTAGTATTGCCTCGCTTCAGATATTTTTATCTCAATCCTGGAATCAATATATTTCTTGAGCTTATCTGATATCTCAACTGATTCTTTCGGTTTGAGTAGAATTTCGATTGCTTTATTTATGTCTTCATTTATCTTTTGAAGAGCATTTTCGTTCTCATCTGTTAGTCTGATTACTTTCCCCATTGTTACAATTCGTTACAATATGTAACAACTGGTATATAAATGTATCTTTTAGAATAAGTTGGCCTGAATCATTGAAGCTTTGTGGGTGGGTGAATTTTTCGTGTTAAAGCTTTAGACAGTAGCAAAAGCAAGTATTCCCATTTGTTTTTTTTTTCAGTTTGTTTTTTGTTGCGCTTCTCATCGTTGCCAGCTCATCAATCTCTAAGGATAAATGAGTGTTTCAATCTTTAACTTCGTAGATGATTCTCCTTTAATTATCTGCTTGGTGATGTGTAACTCGTATATCTGACTGTCATCCTTTATAATAGTTCCGGTCAAACAATCAAGAAGGCTTTTTGAATAATTGTCGATGTCCCTGGCCCGATTATCAGGAAAAGTTAAAGTGATATCCACTTTGACCTTGTCTTGCAATATCACAAAGTTCTGTTCAAGTATAGCTTCTTTGAATCCGCTTTTAAATTTCTTGCCTTCTTTGGAAAGAACTGTCCGAACAATCCCTTTAATCATAAACCTAACATACATGGTGTTGATGCTTGGAATGTGTCCGGAAATATTGAGTTCATACATTTTTTAGACCAAGTAATTCATGGTGCCTTTGCTCTTCTTTCCTTCACTCTGAACTGCCTCGTTATTCTTTGCAGCTGCAAGTTCTCGCTTCTTATCTCCTATTCTTGGCATCCCTGGTTTAGGAGTTGTTTCTTTCTCTTTCTTGTCAGCGACAACTTTCTCAGCGACCTTGTTTGCTTTCTCAATAGAGTCCACTTTATCTTTTGGCTTAACTGATTCCGTAGATTTTATGGATTCCCCGATTGTTTGCTGTGGATTATCAAGCACCCAAGTGAACTTGCTACCGACTTTAAGACCTACAGTTATTCCAGGATCACCGGTAATTGTCAGTTTCTCATCTATGTCGTTTTCAAAACACAACTTCGCTTTAACGCTGTGTTCTTCTTTTGTCTCTTTGGTTATCTCTTCTATGCTTTTCAATGTCATTTCAAATTTTATTTTTCCCATTCTAACTCCTCCATTAATTTTTTATCAACAACCGCTTCAAGTGGTTTAATTGAAAGTAACTGTTTCTTTGATAATCCTCTCATGAGAACTTCAACTCTTCCATTGCAGCAGAATCTTCAAGTTTCGGCTTATGGCTTATCTTGTTGAAATGCTTATCGCAGTCATCACACATCTCGCCTTTGCTTTCAACTTCGTTAAGATAACAAACAGTGCATTTAAATTTTTTAGGAATCTCTGTTTTTTCAATCCGAGTTAATTTCATATACTCATAATCTTTTTTTAATCTTGCAGCGTATTCAGGATTATTTTTTGCACTTAAAAGTTTAGGATTAATTCTTTGCTTTGGTTTATCAGGATTTATATATAAATCGTATTCGCCTTTATCAATAATGACCTTAGCACGTTTTCTTGCTTCGTGCCATGTTTCTTTATTTTTATCAAAAATCTTGGAAGCCAAAGCAGTGAATTCTTTCATTCTTTTAGAAATATTACTCCCATCCCTTTTCTTTTTTTCAGGAGTTGTTATTCCAGTTATTATTCCAAGTTTATCATAATGATTATCATATAAAACAGCCATTTCCTTAGGAATATCATCTGATGTTTTTATTTCAAGAAATTCATGTTTAGGTTTATCACATAAAATTTTAATTCCTTTTTGAATATTATCTAATTTTTGAAGTTCAGGTAATATTGATTGTATTGGAGATTTTCCATAAATACTCTCATCAACATCAAGCATTAATCTGTGTTCAAGCTCCTTAATAATATAAGCACCTGAAGTTGGATCATTCCATAATGTTAACTCTGCTTTCATTCCATCAAAAATTTTCTTTAATGTATCTTTATGTATAGTTTCCATTTTCACAACCCCATAATTTCATTATCATAACAAATCTTACAAAGACCGCTTGTGTAGTTATGATTAAATAATTCTTTAGGAATACAATTTTTCTGAAAACCCCACTCTTTCAAAGTAAACAAAACCTCACCGTTAATTTGGTCTTTATAAACCGCGCCGTGCCAAGCACAATTACTACAAGGTGAACTATGTTTAACCGTTTTGGTTGGTTGTGAAACATAACCATAACTACGATGTTCTGTCAAAATATGACCACACTTACAAAATCGCATTATGAATCAACTCCTTCAAAACTTGTACATTGAGTGACTTTATTATTATAACAAACATAATCTTTTTTTATACAATAGTCACATAATTTGTCTGTCATTATTTCATCATCTCCAAGCAACTTTTAACTGATTCATCACTTCTATTGCACTGATTCTTGCAGTACCAATTACAGAAGTTAATTCTGAAATCTTGATAAAGTAATTTTTCATTTTGGTTTATCATCTTTTATTAATTTTGGAAGTTCCTTCGTATGCCCTGCGATGTATCTACACTTTTTGTCTGGACAGCACCAAAAAGCTAAATCATTATGCAGCAAATTAAGTTCTTTGAATTCGTGAACTTTCTTGCAACGAGGACACTGAACTTTTATCATATTGCCTCGTTTGGATTCCATGAAATAATCCAGATTCCGTCCCACTTTGTCTTATCAGTTATTTTTCTTAAAAAAGATTTATCAGTATACCCTTTCCTGATGCAGACATGAGTGGACCTTAGAAGCATTGCCTCCCTTAAAGGAGACAATTCTCGTATGGTGTTCGGTTTTATTCCGGACTCTTCTTTTTCATACATTGCAAAAGTTGAGATAAGATTAAAGACTTTCATTCTTTCATGGCCTCCTCTTCATCTGCTCGGTCTTGCTTCATTTTCTCTTCCCATTCTTCATCCGTGTAGCAGACTTCGTCCAGTTCTTCTTTTGTCAGGCTCATTTTTTCTTTTTTTCCTGCAAAGTTTTAGGGACTGTTCCTTTTTTCCATTCCTGTTTAATCTGCGCCTTCATCTCTTCAGTTTTTTGAATACCATCGATGTCTATTTTTAGTTCTGAAGCAAGATTAATCAGTTCTGGCTTTGTATGACAGTCCAAGAATTCTGTGTCCATCTTCCAATGCTTGTCAGCTTTGAATTCTACCATGTCAACTGCGGAGTTCAAGTCTTGGCTTGATAAATTCGAGATGTGTCTTTTTATCATGTTAGCCATAACATTTTCAAGTTGTGCGCCTGGAATTGTTATTATTGTTTCCATCAAGAACTTGTCATAATCTTTAGTCTTAACGTCGAGTTCTTTGTAAACTTCGTCTCTGCTAATGTAATCAAGCTTATCTATCAAGGTCCAGATAGCGAGTCTTTTGATATCCGATTCCTTGTCAAGCAAGCTTGCGAGTTGTTGCAACTTCATATTCCTGGAATAAGTTTCTATTCTGTTTTTGAATTTATCCTCTCGGCTTTTTTCAAGCATCTTCTGTGCTTCTTCATCGTTCACTTCTTCCTTGACAACTGGTGACTTTTTTTCTTCTTTCGGATTCAATTCATAAATATCTTTTTGCAAGCTTCCATAATCGAAGTCAACAACGACAGCGTAGTCTTTGCTTCCAGGCAAGCTCTTCACGATTTTATTGAAGTCCTTGTTGTAATCATAAACTTCTTTGGCTGTCTTATGTTTCAGCATTAAATCGTCTTTGCTATTGAAAACTGTGATGTTCTTATCAGTGAGTTTTTTTCTTTCAGTTTCCACATATTTTGCGAGGTCTTTTTTGAAAACAGGATTATCCTTTAAATCACTGTCAATTTCGCTTTTTGGGTTGAGTTCTTTTCCGAGCGTGTCAATAAGTGTTGTTTGCTCCTGATCACCCATCCTGAATTCAATTTCACCGAAGTCAAGTTTTGTCATCCATCTAATCTGGTCAGCGAAGTTCTGAACGGTTAAATCCCACTGGATTATTTCCTTAAGTGCCTCTTTCTGCTGCTTTGGATCCATCTGTGCCAATAATTGAGCGTGACCGATTTCTATTTTTTTATCATTCAAAGCATGAGTGCACTCTTGAGAAAGTTTAAGAATTGTAATCCTTCTTTTGATGTAATCAACAGATTTATTTATCTGCTTGGCCAGGAAGACTTCATCTTTCTTTTTAGCTTTCATATAATCACTGAAAGCCTGCGCCTCTTCAAAAGGTGTCAAATCTTTTCTGTGCAAGTTCTCAATCAACTGGATATCTTCACCGTTTCCATCAATAACAATGACAGGCACTTCTTTAAGACCTGCAATTTTAGAAGCTTCAAGTCTTCTATGACCGGCAATCAAGACATCTTTTTTATCAATAATCAAAGGCTCAATAACCCCGTTTGCTTTGATGCTTGCTGCAAGTTCTGTTAAATCACCTAAATCTTTCCTGATGTTCTCTTTTACTTTTATCTCACTTATCTTTTTCATATTGAACTCCTCCGATTTTTTTAATATTCTCTTTTTATCAAAAACAATGCAGTGTCTCCAGTTACGCCGAGATTACTGCATTGCAAAAAGAGGTGATTATCTATTCAAGTCAGGTTTGATATGTTCTTCTTCCGCTCCATGATCCTTTCCGAAGCGTTTTATTTTGAAAGCATAAAATAAGCTTAGTACATGACTGCAACCGGCACCGCCTTTTGGAATCTCGTTTCTCTTATTCTTTGTGTCCCATCCTTGACAATTACAGCAGAATTCTCCGATTGAATTCTTGAATATCTTGTAAACTGAACTGTTATAATCTGACTCGTAAGGTTTCTTTTTGAATTCTCTTCCATCTTCAGTCCAAGTGTCCTGGGTGTTTAAAGGCAAGCAGATAAAACAGTATTTGCTTCCGAACTCTTCATCAATACCAATATATTTTAAGCAGTCATATTCCAAGAATTTAAGAGCCTTACTTCTCTGACTATTCTTTAATTCCTTAGTGTGACGGCTCCAATATTGCACATTATTTATATTTACTTCTCTTGGACCTTCGCCTTCAAGTTGACATTTCGGTACAAACATTTCAGTCATTTTATTTCGACTCCGTCACTCACATAAGGATCTTCAAAAAGACAGTCTCCGGTACTAATTTCAAATAATAATTTTCTTCTTGCATCATCAAGGTCATGAGATTCAATTACAACTTTTCTGCATTCCTGAACTTCAAATTCAAATTTACCCATTTTTACCTCTTTATCGTGTCAAGGAAACCGTAAGTGTGTCCTTCAATGGTGATGTTGCGCCAAACTTCGATGTATTGATGATCTGCATAAAAGTATCCTGCAGCAAAAGATATTATACATAATATGAATATTATACATATTATAATTATTAACCATTTTATTGAAATATAAAAAGTTTTCATGATTACACCTCGATAACTATCATTTTTAAACCAGTTGGATAAAGTTTCTTTTTTGCTTCAATACTTTCTTTTTTCTCTGAAAAAGTAATTTCGCAAACTGTTAAGTCATCTAAAATTAATATGTCCGCTCGGCCACCTTTTTCAAATATTGCTTCTGTTATGAAATTCTTTCCTATTGCTTTAAGATATTGACAAATCGTTCTTTTTGCACTGATATGCATTTGTGTTTCGCCAGGACTGTATCTTATCTCGTTTATTTTTCTATTTGAAATCCTGACCAATCTTAATGCTTCTCGTTCTCGTTCGGTTGACATTGTTTTTTCTCCTCGACTTTTATCATATCAAGCGTTGCTGCAACAATATGGGCGCAGACACCTTTCGTTGGATTAGCAATTCCTTCGTTGCTCATAAAATTACACTCACAACTCACTTGGATGCTTACTCTGTGCTTTTCGCCTTTCTCAATTTCAACTTCATAGTGTCTTTGTTTCCCAATGAACACGCAGTTGGCCTTAAGGCGTTCTCCTCTTTCCCTGACATATTTGCTGATCGCCATGAATATCCGTCCTCGCTTTTCTCAACGCTTTTGTTGTTAATAAGATAGTTTAAGCACTCGGTTAAGGTGTTGAAATTCATGTTTGTTTTTTCTCTTAATTCCCCGAATGTTAACTTCTTGCCTTTCTTCAACAATTTTTCCAATAAACACAAGTGCTTTAATCCCATCTTCTCTCCTCCGTTTTAAATTGCGCCTTCAGGAACTTTTTTCCCTGGAAGCGTTGTCATTCCTGGAATGTTCGGAATCTTTGCAAGTTCTTCTTTTATTTTTTCCTGGCAATTATAACAGAAAGGCTTGCCAAATTTCTGCATTGAATAATTAAACACTTTTTCACTTAACTCGTCCTTGCATTTTTGACAAACCATTTCTGTATCGTTTGCTTTAGAACTTCCCATTGGCGTGGGTTTTGGTGATACGAATCCTTGAACAGACTTTTCTTGAGGAGTTATCCCATCCATCTCTTCTGCAGGCGTTGGAGTATATCCGGCAAGAACTACAACCCAAGCGTAAACATTTCTTAACGCCTTGGCGCAAGCTCTGGTCTGTGCCATGCTTCGAAGTTGAAAGCTCGGTTTGTTTCTCCAGTTATCCTCATCCTTGAAACAACCGGATTCGGCACTGCTTAAAATTTTTCCATCTTTATCTAATACTGAAGCTTTGGCTTCGTATCCGAAGACTTCTTCAAGATGTCCTTCGTTCTGCATTAGAATTGGTTTAGTCCAATCAACCGTGACTGTGGAGCCATAGAACTTGGCTATTGTTTGCCAGGCCTCGAATTTCAAATGCTCGCTTTTTCCAAGCATGATACTGCTGTGTGTTTTGGTTACTATATCTTTTAAGTGTTTTGCGGCATCAGAAGCAAATTCTACAAGTTGCGCCGGCATTATACTGTGTTCCTCGATTGGAACTATTGCGTTTTCTTTTTCTGTCATTTTCTCACCTTTAATTCTTTATCTTAGTACATAATTGTACCGCATATATTTAAATGTTCTCTTTTTCAAGATTCGAAATGATAATCTTAATTTTTTTAAGAGCATCATCTGTTTTGCTATTCAAATCATCAATGTTTTCTTCATAAACCTTTACAGTCCATGAATACTTCCCTGCTGATGTCTTGCTTATTTCAAAACTATTCTGTTTCAAATTCTGAACTTGTGTATCCATTTTTAGTCCTCCGTTGTGTTGTTTGCGAATCCGTTATCTAAAACGCATCTGCTCTTTTTACAAAGCATAACACCGTTCTCAAAATAACAATGTTTACAGTCTTCGCAGTCATCCATTTTTACTTTTTCCATTTTCTTTCAATCCTCTTTAATCTTATTATTTCACCTATAACTTTCATCTCATCATAAGTAAAAAATATTCTTTTTGTGTTTTGATTAAAACCACCTTGGTGCGCTTGGAAGTTCGCAGTGCAGATAATAAGCGTTCATATAGAAGTCAAGTAGAAAGTCGTTCATTGTTCTGCCTCATCTGTTTTGAATAAGTCGTCTATTGGATAGAATCCGTTTAATTTCTTTTTCTGTGGAGTCTTTGTTTTCTTGCAGCGTTGTTTATAACTCGTGCTGTCTTTCTTGGTGACTCCTTTCATGCGCCCAAAGAATGCACCGCTTGGATCAGAATCAGGTCTTATTTCGGTGTCAGCGCAATCTGTGAATTTTCTGCCGTCTCTTATAATTGTATGGTCTTTTTGGTTTTCTTGCATTTTCTTTCTTCCTCGCTTTATCGTCGGCTTTCGCCTTTTCTAAGTACAAGTGTGTACCTTGTCATATATAAATGTTGTGGTAACAGTGAGGCTTTAACCGCACTGAAACCCCATAAACCCCCCAAGAAGTGCCTGTTTTAGCCCTATTCCTGCCCGTTTTCCAGGGTTTTCTGACTATCTATATGAAAGTCAATGCAATAAACACGGGCATCCAAATCGCAGTAATCTTCTTTCAAATCGCACCAGAAAAGAATGCCTCCGTTTGGCACTCGATGACAACACCAGCTTTTATCAGTCAACATCCCACCCTAAACTTTTTATTAAGTATTCAATAACATTGACTGTGACAGCGTTTCCAAGGCATTTGTATCTTTGACTGTCACTAATCCCTTCAGTCCATTTATCAGGGAATCCCTGCAATCTTTCACACTCAGTTGGAGTAAGTCTTCTGATTACTTTGTCAAGACAAACACGGTGTTTGTCTTGACCAGTGAGAGTAAACATGTCATCGCCATCTTCCTTGAATCGTCTACCATTTTGTCGCTTAACTGGTCTGTCGGGTGTGAGAACTGGAATCACTGTGTATTGCTGCATACCAGTGTCAAGAGTCTGTGCAAGTCCTTTTCCCACTCTACCACGCCGCGTGGTAGAGTTCGGAACGCTTAAATTAATCGAGTCTCCTTCTTCAGCTATTGCGAACCCTTGCTTTGTAGCTTCAGGTACTTTAATCTGATAAAGTCCAGTCTTCGCTCCTTTACCACATGCATTGGCACGGAGACTCCGTGCTAAACCATCAGTTGAATAAAGTCGATTTGTAGAATGAACTGGATTATTTAATTGCTTGATATAATTATCATCTCTTCCCATCTTGTATAAACGCTCGTTTATACAAGATGCGGTTTGAACTTGCCGTTGTGTTTCTCGTTCTCTGTCATCAAGGACTTCACAAGTTTTTCTGAAAGGTAGTATTTTTTGTCGACATTCTTCTCTAAGATATCCGATAATGAACACTCTTTCCCTGTTCTGAGGCACTCCGAAGTTCTTACTGTTAAGCACAACCCACTGCGCATCATACCCCAATTCATCCAAGCTTCTGATGATGGTTTCAAAAGTTTTCCCTTCATCGTGGGATAATAAGCCCTTGACGTTTTCAAGCAGAAGAAACCGTGGTCGTTTATGTTTAATAATTCTACAGATGTCAAAAAACAGAGTTCCTCGTGTATCTTTAAATCCTTTCCTTTTTCCAGCAATGCTGAAACTTTGACAAGGAAACCCTCCACAGAGAATGTCGAAGTCTGGGAGTCTTTTTTCGTTAATTGTTGTTGCGTCTCCATAATTAGTTACCTCTTCAAAATTCTTATTATATATATATATTGCATACTTGTCAATCTCACTAAATCCAATACATTGGTGTCCTTGTCTATTAAAAGCAAGGTCAAAACCTCCTATTCCTGTAAACATACTAAAATATTTCATATTGCCTCTGTAAAAAATACTTGATAATCACCATTAGGTAATTCTTCTAACCCCATAACATCAGGTATATTAATATAACATATGATCTTCATATCTTTAATTATTGGTTTCTTTTTCATATTTTCAACCCCGTTTTTTATATCTATTCAATCTCGGATTAAGTGCAATCAAGTCTTTCTTTGTGAAAAACTTATCACATTTATTGCACCGCCAATTCTTACCGTTGCTTTTTCTGATAAAAAATATTACTTGTTTCTTTGTGCACTTCGGACACCAAAGCGTCGGATTAGGATGTCCCATTAAAGTCGCACCTTTGTTTTTATCCAAACGCACTCCTCACACCACTTGACCGGCTTTCCTTGGTAATCAAAACAAGCAAGCAAGTGAACTTCGTCACAATTCTCGCACTCCCTGGTGATGTATCCGTGAATGTTTAACTTGTTTGACATAATAACTCCGCCTCCTTTCGCCTCATCTCTTCCATCTCGGCTCTTGCTGTCTCATTTCTTTCTTCCTGGATCCTTTGTCTGTCATAAACTGCCATCTTCTTATTATATTGAATAATGGTCAAGTCCGCCAGCATCTGTTTTTCAAGTTCCGTGTAGAATTCAACATCTCCAAGGAAGTGCCTGCGTGCAAGCGCATTTATAAGATAACTCTCACTTTTACCAGTCTTCCTGGCCCGCTCTTCCAAAGCTCGAAGCACAGGAACATCAAAGTTTAATGTCTTGGTTTCTTTTTCATACATTGTCTTGTCTTTGTTTAATCGTCTTTTTCTTCCCACAGTAATCGCCTCCTATAATCTTAGTTCTATTTCAATAATAAGAATCTTAATTGATTCGTTTTCACAATGAACATCTGATTCTTCTTCATATACTGCAGTAGTCCAGTCATCTAATCGTATTCGTTTCATTTTAACACCTGAATTTGAACATCCTGATAAAATTCTCCAGTTGTATCATTCCACCCATCACTGAAAAAGAAGTTTGTATTTGATTCCTTATGAGTGAATAAATACAAGTTCCTCGGGTTTGAGCTTTGCGCTTCTTTCAATAAATCTTTTTCGTTCATCTTTTTCTTCCTCCGTTTTTATTTTTCATTATTTTAATTTTAATTTAATTTTTTTATTTTGACTCGATAAAGCTTCTTGCTTCGCTTTAAAAATTAATTAAAAATTAATTCTTAATGGATTGCAAATTAATTCAAATCAAAAGTTTAATATAGAATGAATACCAATATACCTTTCAGGTCACTCGGTTTTTGGGGTATTCATCCCTTTTTTCTTTTTTATTCAAATTAAATTAAAAATAAATTAATGATTATGATGAGGATCTTCCAATGTTTTCTGCGTGTTAAGTGGATTAATCCATCTTTGTACAACTTGGGATTCTCTAAAAATATATTCTTCTCCTTTAATAGTTATTATTCTAACTCTTAAGATTTTAAATTTATCAAGGAACTCTTCATAAGTTCCGGTTACGGTAGAAAGATTAAATCCTGGTCCTTTGTTTATCTCAATTTTTTCAATGTCTGCCATCTTTTTCTTCCTCGCTTTATCAATCTGAACATAGATACTTTTATAATTCATATATAAATATTGTCATTACCTAACACTTATTTAAATATGTCACTGACGACAAAATGATTAATATAAAAAAGTGCCTTCATCGTCGGACTAAGAATTTTGATGAACTGCCATGTGACAACATCTACACAAAGTTACGCCTTCATGCTTTTCATAATCAGTATGATGGTATTCTAAATTATCAGTTGCACCACACTTGCTGCATTGTTTATCCCTTAATTTAAAGTCTTGTTTCCAAGTTTTGAACTTCACCGGATTATCTTTTTTCATTCTTTCCCGTTTCTTTTTCTGATGATCCTTCCAGTTAGGTCGTGTTTTTCTTAATTGATTAAAATGTTTTATACGACATTCTTTAGAACAAAATTTTATTCTTGCTGGTTTTTTACATTCAATACATTCAGGCATAATCTAAAAGTTATTATTGAATATATAAATATTGTCATGTAAAAAAAATGCCTCCCTGAGCTTAAAGCGTCGGGGGTGTTTCAAAATCAAGGAGGCCAGAAGTTCTTGATTATTTTCCTTGCATCAATTTCATTACTGCGTTTATTCCAGTGCTTAATGCTGCAGGTATGCAAACATTCAAGAATGGTTTAACGAAGTTAGTCCAGTCAACGCTTCCACTGTTCAGCCATGTCATGAGCCATGATGCTATGCTGTAAAGTGCTGCAGCTCCGAATGCTATGCCTGCACCTTTAAGTATCTTTTTGTAATCAGTAGAGTTAAGTTCTCCTGACACGCTTTTTGTTTCTGCCATTTGTATTGCCTCCAATTTTTTTATTAATTGATGTCTTCTTTCTTTCGAAGTCTTCATCAAGATAAATGTATCTCGTGTTGAAACTAAACCATATGTCAAAGTATTTCTCGGCTTTATCCCATAAAAGATTCAAATCTTTTGATTCATCAGACCAATAACACCAGTCGAGTATAATCCACTTGTTGTCAAGTTCTCTAAGATAAGTTACCCAACAATGTCCTGCGGATCCTTCAGTTAATTTTATTCCAAGGTTTTTGTCCTTTAAGAAATTGTCCACTATTTTTCTCTTTTCCATGATGTCTACAATGACAAGGATTACATAATATTTTAAGATTTTTTGATTTATTGTTTTGTCTGTTTTTATCTTTGTGATGTATTCGAAGATTTGAAGTGTTTCCACATTCTTCACAAATTTTTGGTCTATCTTTAACTGCCTCCCAAGCGTATTTACAAAGAGATTGTCTGCTGATTCCTTTTCCTTTATTGCAAGGAATACTGCCTTTTTTAAATTCGGTAAGTACACTAATTCTCTCACCTGTTTTAATCCTTGTAGAATATGAGTTACTGTTATTCCATTCACTATTTCCTTTTTGAAATCCTTTAATTCCTTTAACCATACTTTGTTAAAGCTGGTAGACATATTTAAATTTTGTGTAATTTTTCCATTTCCATCATACACATCTCCTGCGTTTAATCTGATTCTCCAATAAGGAACACCGTTGCTTAAAAGAATGTTGGCCAGGTATATTGCACCATCTTCACAATCTCCTTTTTTTAAATTACTTGTTTCAAATGCGAAAAGCCAAGTCTCGTCATCTTTGAATTGTGAGGTATCTGATGTATATTTAGTTTTATCAATCACGTGTTGAAGACTCTTTTTTGCTATTTCATCATTACTTCCTGTAACGCTTGGCATAGCAAATGGTGTCCAAAATATTCGAGGATCTACTTCAACGTTATTTGTGCCTGACAAAATATTAGGTCTGGCAGGATAAGTATACCCCGAAGCTTTTGGTCTTTTATCATTCCAATAAGTCTCTTGATATTCTTCTTTTACATATTCTGCTAATTTATTATTTGCAGTTAAAATTTCAGTTTTTAATTCATTATTTAATGAAATTAATTCAGGAACAGTTTCGTCTTCAAGTTTGTCAATCTTTTCTTGAAGTAATTTATTGTCTAATTCCAAAACATTAGGACCTTCTTTTTTAATAAATAAATTTTTTATCCATTCAAACATAGTCTTCCCCTCCAACTTATTCGATTTTATAAGGACAATTACCTGTGAAATATATATCACATAATCCGCTTGTAATATCATAATCATTAAATTCTCTTGGAATACTTGTCTTTCCAGTTAATTTTTTTAAATCAATCAAAGGAATCGTTTTTTCATGATCTAAATAAACAGTCCCATTCATCATGCAATGATAATATAATCTTGATTTATCAAACAATATTTCAACAAGTTTTGTATCAATAGTCATTTTTTCATCTTTGATTTTTGTTTATTTCTGCATTCAGGAAGACCGCAAAACGTCTGTTCTCCTGGAAGCGTTGTTGTGTTTTCATCATCTGAATTAAACGTGATTCCACAAGCACTGCATTGTTTTTGTTTCATAATCAAACGCCATAAATTTTTATTAATAATTCATTTATGTTTTTATCAAAAGAAAATTTGACACCGTTTTTAATTGCAGTAGAGAGTTCTTCTTTTGATTTGTATAAATTAGTTATTTGCATTGCGTTAATCTTTCCTATTCCTTTGATTGCGACGAGTTCATCAAACCAAGTATAAATACCTGGATTGACACCTTCAAGTTTAAACGTTTTTCCAACGTGGTCAACAATATCAACTCTGCGTCTCACATTATCCCCATATTTATTCAAGAGCAAATGATTAAGCTCTGATAAATATCTCGGTTGGTCCGTTCTCGGATCCAATTTCTTACTTGCAAGATTTAATCCGATATTATCTGTTCCATATGTGTGGTCGACAATTATTCTTAAAGTATTATTCTCTTCATACATTTCTTTTATTGTGTATTCCATGATTTCACCTGTTAAATTTATGATTAAAAGTTTTCCCGACAAATCTATCAGCAGAAATTTCAACGCTTGTATTGAATTGATCATCTAATGATTTTTTTATTTTATCCAGGAAAGCATCGTTAATTTGGTCCTCAACTTTAAAACAATAAATAGGTTTTACTTCCTTATTTATTTCAGGATCCATATATTGAATTTGAACGTTAAATTTTCCTTCGCTTTTGTTTTCAATTTTTAATATTTTGAATTCGATTTCTTTATTCATGTTATCCCCTCAATTATCAAGTAAATGCTTGATTTTTACTATGCCTTGAATGAAGTCTGCAGATGCTGAACTCGGATTAACTCGAACTCTCCAATATCCTGCAGCATCAGGATAAACTCCTCCATTTGAGATACTGACATCTGTATCAAGTGTTTTTCCAGTATTTAATATGCTGTGTTTATTCACCCAAGTGCTACCATTCCAAAAATCAAGATATAAACTTACTTGGGTTGAATTAACTCCTGCAGCATTACTTACGTCATCTCCAATTGTGATGTTGTTTATATCTGAAGCGAGAATGTCATAAGTTCCGTCTGTATGCAAATGATTCGCAGCTACTAATCCTCCACCATCAGTATGATTATGTTGTCCTATACTTTGCATCATAGCATAACAATCAACATCTTGACTTGATTTATATTGAAGTTGAAGAGTATTATAAGGTAAATTATCTGTTATTACAATTCCGACAGCTGCAAAATCACCTGTTGCAGATAATACACAAGTTATTCCTGTTGAACTTGGATAATAAGTTGTTGTAGTTGCATCTTTAACTCTTAATGTTACGGTAGTTCCAGCAGCTGCAGCATGACATGGTGTTAATGTAAAAAATGTTAAAGCTCCAGTTATTGCACCAAAATCAGATATTAATCCAAAAGTTGATCTTGCAACAAGATAACCTATTCCACCATCTACATAATCCCAAGTTCCATGATCACTATCATAATCAGTTGTGCCTGTTACCGTTGGTTGAGTATTTGCACTTGAATTCTGAACTTGAGGATCTGTTCCAGCATACGCAGCTGTTCCTACACCTTTCTTATAAGGGTCCACATCGTAGTCAACTGTGAAACTATCAACTCGAATGTTCCCTGCCTGGTCAACGATGAACGCTGCAGGAATTTGAAACACGATAGCAAGAGGATAAGTGTTTTTTCCATTTAAAGCATTACCCCAAGTGAGTGTGTTACCGCTTCCTTGCATGCTTGACTGCGTCTGCAAAAAATTAGCGTATTGCTTGGCATCGTTTTCAGCGATGTTCTTTGTAGCGATTCGATACTCTGGATTAGTCACTTGCATAGTAATCTTTTCAGTACCGTTTCCATCAACTATTGTTTTTAATCTAACAATATGAACAGTCTCATTAATGTTTGCTGAATTATTTGTAATCGTTCCAGCATCACCAATGTTTAAACTATCAATTAATATAAGTGGTGTGATGTCATAACTTTTAGGTGTTGGATTCAACTTGTTATATTCAACAGTCGCCCTTGCAGTTGCTTCCGTTGTTGTTAAAATGTTTTTGTCGATTATTGCGTGAACAGGAACGCTTGCACCATAACTTCCTATAATTTGGTCCTGACCATCTCCTTTGCCATAAACAATCACTTTTCCTGCCTGGCTTCTGCTTTTATCCCTTGAAATCCCGCTTGCATTTTTTCCTTCAATAAAACTGAATCGACTTGCAACTGTTAATGAATCATAAAGATAAAGTTTCTTATTTGTTTGGTCAACATAAATATCTTTACCGGTTTGCTCGATTTCTCTAATGACGGCGTTCCATACACTCTCCGTTGCAGAAACTCTGAAGCTCGCAATAACTGTCGCTGTTGAATTCGATACATCAACAGTCCATCCGGTAACGCTTGTTACAAGTGTATTAAAAATTGTGTTTGCAGAAGTAGCATTCCATACTCTTGTTGTTGCGCTTCCGACCATAGGACATTTGTTATCTGCAAGTTCAACTTCGATTCCTTGTGCAGCGAAAACAACGCCTCCACCAGTCAAATCTTTTTTTCGAACAGTCAAACCTCGAAACTTAAGAGTTCCATTTTTATAAATATAAATTTCTTTATTCGTGTCAAAATCTGTAGAATAAGCAGTTGAGACACCATCCAATCCAAGTTCTGCAGAACTCATAGCGTTTAATGTTTTTTCAAAAGCAACACTAATCCATTGTTTCGCTGCAGCGTTCCCGACCTTTATGACATATCCATTAGTCACTTGCCCACCCGTTTCTAAAATAAAAAGTAGGAGTTATTGCTGTAATCGTTCCTGCAGCGAAGATATCGTTTAAGCTTTCTCCTGGATTAAGTTTAAGAATTAAATCTCCGGAGACAGAAGCGTTTTGAATAATCTGTGTGACTCCACCGACCTCTACATGCATGTACTCTGAAAGATAAGTTGTGTTGTCTCCGCTTGTGATTTTTAATATTTTATAAGTCATTACTCCACTTCCTGAAGGTGTGAAAGTAAAACCGTTGTTGTTTTTGTCTTTTATTGTAACAGCAACTCCACTTGTTACGCTT